AGCTTTTGCAAATGATAGTAGGTATTTCATTGTTACAGGTGGTAGGGGTAGAGGTAAGTCATATTCTATTAATTTACTATTACTACTCCTTACATACGAAACCAACCATGTTATCTTATTTACAAGGTACACTCTTACTTCTGCTCACGTCTCTATTATACCTGAATTTATTGATAAGATTGATATATTAGATAAACACAAAGACTTTCATATTACCAAAGATGAAATAATCAATCTAAGGACAGGGAGTAAGATATTATTCAAAGGAATCAAAACATCGAGCGGAACCCAAACAGCTAACTTAAAATCTTTGGCGGGCGTTACTACATGGGTGTTAGATGAAGCTGAAGAGTTGACAGATGAAGATACGTTCGATAAGATTGACTATTCGATAAGACATAAGGAAAAACAAAATAGGGTTATATTAATACTTAACCCGGCTACAAAAGAACATTTCATTTATCAAAAGTTCTTTGAGAGTAGAGGGGTAGAAGCGGGAGTAAATACAATTAAAGGCGATACAACGTACATTCATACAACGTACCAAGACAATATAACAAACCTTTCAGAAAGTTTCTTAAATCAAATAAAAACGATAAAAGAACGTAGACCAGACAAATATAAACACACTATACTTGGTGGATGGTTAGATAAAGCAGAGGGTGTTATCTTTACCAATTGGAGGATTGGAGAGTACAATAAAGATAATGGTTCGGTATTTGGTCAAGATTACGGGTTTAGTACAGACCCATCAACATTGGTTGAAACATCAATAGATAAGACTAACAAGATTATTTATGTTAGACTACATATTTATCAAACAGGGTTGACTACGTCACAATTAGCACAACTTAATAGGCAATTTGCGGGACGTGACTTAATAGTTGCGGATAATGCAGAGCCACGTTTGATCAACGAACTAAAGGCACAAGGTTTAAATATTGTACCAACAATCAAAGGAGCGGATTCGGTAAAATATGGGATAAGTTTATTACAAGACTATGACTTAATTATTGACGAAAATTCATTAGATTTGATAAAAGAATTAAACAACTATTGCTGGCTTGAAAAGAAATCAGAAACACCGATTGATAAGTTCAATCATGGATTAGATGCTTTGCGATATGCAGTTAGTTATCAATTAGCAAACCCAAATAAAGGAAAATATGGAATTAGGTAAATCACTAAGACAAATGATTAACGAAAGCGCGGTTAAGGTTGCCGATGCTTTTAAGCAAGAACACGGGGACGAATGGAAATTCCAATGCGTTGAGTCAATCGACAACGAGGTTGCGAAAGCTGAAGCGACTTTGAAATATTGGAAAGGTGTTAAATCGAAAGTAATGCAAGTAAGATAACGAATTGTTAAGACCAACAAAACGATGAGAGTAGAAATAACATTTAAACATTACGGCACCTATTGTGGAGATGGTTGTTGCCAAGGGGATTTTATAAAAACATCCGTAAATGGTGAAGAACTTGATTTTGGTAATACAGACACTGAAACAATCGTTGAAGGCATTCTTGAAAAGTTAGGTTACAATGTTACAATAGAAAATATTTATGAAGATTGAAAGTAAAATGACAGCAGTAGAATGGTTAATGGAAGAAATGCAGAAAACATATATATTTAATCAAGACGATTTTGATATGTTTAAGCAAGCCAAAGAAATGGAAAAGCAACAGATAATTGATGCCGTAGATTATGGTAAAAATCATTCTTATGATTATTCAGAAGATAATGAAGTAGATTATTATAGTGCAGAACAATACTACAACGAAACATTTAACAATGAAAGTAGAAATTGAAATACCTTCCAACCTATCAGAGATCAGCTTAGATAGGTATCAGAAGTACATGCTAACTTTGAACAACTCTGACGATAAAGAGTTTGTATTTCAAAAAATGATTGAAATCTTTTGCGGTCTTGAATTGAAGGAAGTTGTTAAGATGAAAGCCTCAACCGTTATCGAATTAGTGCAACATTTTAATAAAATATTTAACGAAAAGACAGCCTTCAAACATAGATTCAAATTGAATGGTGTTGAGTTTGGTTTTATTCCAGACTTAGAAGAGATAAGTTGGGGTGAGTACATCGACATTGAAGCTAACATTGGGGATTTTCAAAACATCCACAAAGCATTGGCGGTTATGTATAGACCGATTGTAAAGGACGTTAAGGGCAAATATGAAATAGAACCTTACAAAGGTGATTTAAGTTATTCAGAGGTGTTGAGATACGCACCGTTGGACGTTGTACTACCTGCTTCGGTTTTTTTTTGGACTTTAGGAATCGAATTAATAAGCAGTACGCTGTCCTCTTTGGAGAAAATGAAGAACAAAACCCGTATAGCGAAAATGTTCAATTCTCAAAACAATGGGGATGGTATAGCTCAATCTATCACGTCGCTCAGGGAGACATTAGAAGATTTGACGAAGTTACAGCGTTGGGACTTCATCAATGTTTGACTTTTTTAACCTTTGAACAACAAAAAGCTAAAATCGAAGTTAATCAATTAAAGAAGTCACATGAAAAACTACTATAACTTATCAACTTTATTACATGATAGTATACTTGCTGACCCTTTAGTGAATAGAGTTACTAAGGGAAGCCTTGATAAAATCACAAATGCTAAGCAAGACATGTACCCACTTTGCCACATAATCTTTAATGACGTGGCATTCAGAGGTAATACAACGGTTTATAACATATCATTGGTTATGATGTCGATAGTGGATATTAGTAAAGAAGACGTAACTGATATATTCAAGGGTAATGACAATGAAGATGATGTGTTAAATACAACGTTAAGTATACTTAATAGGATATTTGAGAGAGTTCGACGTGGTGATATTAGTAATTTAGGGTACGAAGTTTTGGACGACACGGCAAGTTGCGAACCTTTTGTGGACCGCTTTACCGATGCGGTTGCTGGCTGGACTATGACATTTGACATATTAGCTCCAAATGAAATGAGTATATGTTAGCTGATCTAAGGGAGTCGGGATTACAGGATGCGCTGGATAAGTTCAAAGCTTCGGTAATTAAACAGGCACGTACGAATCTAACCAAGGGACGTGCGCCTTTTGGATCGCATAACAACACACGAAAGCTTTACAACTCATTGAAAGGTCAGGCTAAAGTTTATGCTAAGGGGTATTCGTTAAGCTTTGAGATGGAAGAGTATGGATTTTATCAAGACAAAGGTGTTAAGGGTAAAAGGTCAAGTGCGAAAGCCCCTAATTCACCCTATAAGTTCGGTAGTGGAACGGGAGCAAAAGGAGGATTAACAGAGGGTATACAGAAATGGGTTAAGGCACGCAAATTTCAATTTAGACAACGTGACCCCGAAACAAAGAAGTCAACTGGTAAATTCTTATCATACGACGCAACAGCATGGATTATAACACGTTCAATCTACGCAAAAGGGTTAAGACCTACTTTGTTTTTTACTAAGCCATTTGAAGCGGCTTACAAACGTTTACCTCAAGAGTTAGTCAACGATTTAAAAATAGATTTAGAAAAGATATTTAACTATTCAATTAAACAACCAAAATGATTAGAGCAAGGTCACCGTATATTATTAGTATCAATGAAACAAGCCAAGTTAGTACACGAATAGAGTTGTTTATTAGTGCAACAACGTTCAGCGCTACACCGCAATACAACTTAAGTAAGGCAATCCCCGCATCGAATGCCCCGACAACTTACTATGATATTGCACCGTACATACGTGAATACTTTGACCATAATTCCTACTCAAACATCACATCGTTAACATCTACTTACCTTAGTGTTCAAAAACTAAATGTAAGAGTAAAGAGATATAAGACCGTGGGAGTCACTGAGACATTGATTGATACAATAGACGAAATTGCAACGGATGGATATAGTGAATTTGCAGATGGTATAAACTATAACGGTGGCGATTACTTACTGGACGAAAAAACATATTACTATCATAGCGGTTCGAATCCTGGGTTTATATTGGCGCGTGTTCAAACAGGTGATAAAGTAAGATGGTCGGATGAATTAGGAGTGACTTATTTAAGTTCATCGCTAACTCAAGGTTTCTATTATTTCCCTCGTGCGTATAACAGTAGGTTTACAGAGCAATGGTTAACACAAATAATTGATTCGGGTAGTTCAGTTCAAGCATCATGGACATTTAAACCCATTGAAGAGTGTTTGTATACACCAGTTAAAGTTGACTTCATAAATAAGTACGGGGCTTTTCAAAGGGAGTTTTTCTTTAAAGCTTCGAGCGATAATATCGAGGTGACAAATAAGGATTACAACTTAATGCAACCGTATGATTATAGTTTGACGGGTGGTCAACGTACTACGTACAATCAAAACGGAATGCAAACTATCAAGGTTAATAGTGGATGGGTTGAAGAGGACTTCAAAGACAACTTAAAACAATTAATGCTTAGTGAAAAAGTGTTAGTAGATGAAAAGCCTGCGATCCTTAAAACAAAGTCGATTGAACTAAACAAGTCGATTAACACTAAACAAATAAATTATAGTTTGGAGTTTGAGTTCGCATATGATTTAATTAATAGCATTGTATAGATGAGAAAAGTAGACGTATATATTGAAGTAATCGCGGATTCAAATAACTACGAAAAGTTAGAGTTATTCAACGATGAAGAAATACAGATTAATAGTTCGATTCAAAACGTACAGGATTTAGCAAAGGTTTACACTGACTTTACTCAGTCGTTTACTATTCCTGCTTCACCGCACAATAACCGTTTGTTTGAACACTTTTATCAGTCGGACGTTGATGCAAATGATAACCCTAATATTAAGCGCAACGGATTTATCGAGATAGGCACAATTCCATTTAGGAGTGGGAAAATATCAATCGAGAGTTCAAACGTTGTTAAAGGACGTGTTGAAAGCTATTCTATTACGTTTTACGGGGATTTAACGAGCTTAAAGGATAAGTTTGGGGATGACACTCTAAAAGATTTAGATTTAAGTGTATATAGCGAACAATATAACGGAAATGCAGTAAGAACAAGTATCACAACAAACAATGCTTTATCTCATATTCGTTACCCTTTGATTTCAGCTAATAGGCTATGGAGTTATGGGGATGGCTCAAACACGGACATAAGTAATAGCAGTTACCCTATTGTTTACACTGAATTATTTCCTGCATTACGTGTAAAAAAGATATTTGACGCTATACAAACAAAATATAACGTATCGTTTAACTCAAATTTTTTCAATCAAAAAGTATTTACTAATTTATTTTTATGGTTAAAGAATGCGAAAACGATGCAAGTTTTGACCGAAACAGTGCAATTAACTGTTGATGACTTGCAAGTAAATGACGGTAGTAGGGTAAACACTACAACTGACACGGTGGATTTAAGTAATACGGAAGGTGTTTTTGTATACGCTCAAGGGCTTACAAATATACCGACAGCAAAATTATATTTAGATGTTTACGTAAACAATAGTTTAATAAACACATTTGAGCTAAAAAGCACGGGTGTTTACAGGGATAACCAGATTATACCACGCACGACTTATAACGGTACTAACATAATGAGCTTTAAGCTTAGGGCTTCAGTACCTTGTACGGCAACGGTTGTGGGTATAAGAATTGAATTTAAGAGTATAGGTCAAAGTGTTTTTGCACCAATACAGGCAGCACAATTTAGATGCTTAAATAAAACTTTTTCATTTGCAACTGTTGACCCAACTGTCTATGCTCCTAACATTAAAGTTAGCGACTTTGTTAGTGGAATATTTAAAATGTTTAATCTTACTTGTTACGCTACATCAGTAGATAATTTTCAAGTGGAACCGTTAGACGATTGGTATTCAAAAGGTGCAGTTGTTGATATTACAGAATATGTGGATACGGATGAAATAACAATAGAGCGCCACAAACTTTACAAAGAGATTTCATTTGATTACGAAAAGTCAGAAAGCTTTTTAAATCAAGAATATTTTGATTCACAAACAAACGCACCTAAAGAGTTTGGAAGCTATAAA